TTTTGAATATTGATTGATCTCATTACAGCAAAATGATTTATAATAAATGATAATATCTTTATTCCAAATGATATCATCAACATTGCCTTTACATGAACATTTTTAAACTCCAATGATTTCTTTTTACGTTGCATAATGGACATCATATCAGGATTTTTCATATTCCTCATATTCTCCGCCTCAATATCATCAACATAATTTTCTTCAATCATCTGAATGATTTTCTCTTTCATTGATGGAGTAAATATTGTCTTATAGCAAAGATCTCTAAATGCATCAAAATTTTTCATAGTATATGAAACATTATCCGCATCTATAAGATATTTAATTCTAAACAAAGCCGATATGAGCTCTCCCTCTTGATCATACATAGCTTCGAAGAAATTTAACTCTTCACACATTCTTGGCAAATAAGATGAATATGATACTTTTGTTACTTGCCACTCATTAAGTGCAGAGAGATTTTCATTATTCTCATGAGCCAACTCTTTATCAAATTTGATAATCATCGTTTTTGGTCGAGAAAAGAATCTTTCATCTTCTGGATTTATTTTCCATTTAATCCAATAGGATGATGCCCCATTCGGGAACGAATGTTTTTTATATTGCCTATGAGTAACCTCTTTTGGCTGTTGCTCAATCGGTTTCAATGCATTAACCTGTAACATACAACCCTCCATAATTTTACTTTTTTAATTTTATTAATGAAGCTACAACTGCATTCATATCCATAACTGAAAATACCCCAGTTCGAGCATATGGATATTCCTTTGCCAGCTCACGTAAATCATATTTAAAATGCTTCATGTTATCAGAATAATTATATCGATAATCAGATGCCATTAGGATATGAGAACATGTTCCAGCTAATATTTTGCATGCATTTTTCATCAATTCTATATCTGAAAATATATACGTGAAATTTTGATCGCACTTAGCCAAAGATTCTTTTAAGTCTCCATATGTGTAAGTAAAAGAATATCCATGCAATGAAGACTTACAATCTTCTTCAATATTTTTATCATAATATTCACTATATATGAATACTGGAAATGATAAATGTTCATGCTTTGCACTATCTAACATTCGTTGTATATTTAATGCAGGAGCTAATTTATATATTGATGAATCTGATGCTAAAACATCTTTCAGCAGTTTATCAAGATTTTCTTTTGGTATAGAATGATTAAAATCTAATTGTTGAAATGGATTTATATATCGTCTTCTAGTATACCATTCAACAAGTGATAAGTTTGACATATTCCCTAATATGAAACTTGGCAATCCATATGATTGTTTACTTATAAGCATCTTTACTATCGCATATAGGTATACAGGTTTTACAACATCATGATATTGTATGAACATTCCTCCGCCACCAGAAAAATATGCATTGCAATTCAATTCTTTATTCAAGGTCAAAATTTCACCTCCTTTATAAAAAAAGAATAGGGAGTTTATTTCCCTATTCTTTTAAATACTATCCTAATTAGGGATGTTATATGAACTTAAGTTCTGCTGCTTAGGTCCATTATTGTACTGATAATTATTATTATATCTCTTATTGTTATACCCATTATACTGCTTCTTATAATTATTATAATTCTTATTTCCATTATTAGAATTATAATTGTTATTAGCATTAGAATCATTATTCTGATTCAATGAAGCAACATAATCATCTGTAAGCTTATTAAGATGCCTCTCAGCATTAATACCTGTGAGATATCCATCAATAGTTTTCATGAATGCACCGAGTCCTGATTCAATTGTCTTTGTAACAATTGTACCATTCTCATTTACCTGCTGATTAATTGTCTGGAACTTGAAAGGAATAGATATTCCATTCTTATTAATAGTAAATAATGTTTCCATCTTTCCATCCTGGGCAAGTTTACGTTCAAGAGTTAATGATGCTCCTCCTGCACATGGAATTGGAAGGTTTGTTGCATTTACTTTTCCATTAATAATATCTTCAGCTACTTTGTAAAGTGAATAAGCTCCTTCAAAGTTTACTGTTGTAGCCTGGCATGCTTTCATATCATAGTTGCTCTTTCCATTTTCATCCTTACCTGTGAATGGATAAAACTTGAATGAAAGATTTGTATTGAAGAAACTTATATTCAAATATGAAATTCCTTCTGAGTAAAAATTCCTGATCTGTGTGTTTGTTGTGAATTTATTATCCTGCATGGTTAAACTCCTCTCCTAAATCATATAACATAGTCACATTGCTTATTATTTCAGATTTAAAATCTGAATTCTTATAAAGTTTTGGTGAATATCTTCTTAAGAAATTCCCTAAGAAAACTCCATCATTATACATTTCCCTTATACTCTCACCGAGATCATCATTAGCCAGATAATCTATAAATCCATTTGGACTTATAGAAACAATTATCGGATCATAGAAAGGCATAAGGTCATTAATCTTATGAAAGAAAACTTCATCATCTCGTATGTCACCAAATTTTCTAAGGCGATTTACGATATCATTTGATAATGCCTTAATGAAGTTATTTCTAGCATTTAATATAAAGAAATCATATACAGCTGAAAATGCAGATTTAATTCCATCATAGCTAATCTCTTCATTATTTATTTCTCTGAATGTAATTGTAAGAGTTTGATTAAATAACTCTGCCATATATGAAATGAAATCATTATGAATTTCATCTAATGCAGCCGTCATCAATTCTCTATCATCCATTGGAAGATCAGCATTATCATCTTTGATTCTAAGATATGATGCTTCTAACTGATTATAAAAGATATCAACATAATCAGTCGAATCTTCTGTACTCATATAATTAGAAAACTGATCTTTCAATCCTTCCTTTATTGTATCATATGGAAATTCTCCAACAAAGGAAACTTGTTTAGCAATACTTTCCTGATCAATAATTCCTTCATCTTCCGAAGGAGTTAACATTTCATCCATTATGTAATTAACCTCCTTTTCTTTTACCTTCTTTAATTTTCAAAAGTACATATTTGTTCTGTTTGATGACTCATTTTATAGAGCCACCAAACATGAAGTTATACTAGCTTTTCCATTAGGTGTTTTGAACTGAACATCATTCAAATCCAATGCATCTAATACAGATCTAAATGTAGATATAATATCAGAGATCATCATATCATAATCGATTAATGGTATAATCCAATCTGGTATTTTCTTCATTTTATCTGGAATAGCTATAACCTTTAATCCACCCTTTCTAACCTCAGCTCTATCAGACATAAATATCTTCTGAATTGCTTTATTATACTCTGATGGATATTTATCTTTAATTACATCCAAATCACTTGGTGATGATGCAACTAACTTTATTATCTTTACACGGTCAAATGAAGTTATCTTTGAATCTGGATACATTTCATTCCATGCATTAGTTCCTCTAAACACTGGCAATGACCATGCTTTAGTTCCTATAATATTACCATTATCATCTTTTATTTTTGCATATGCATCTTCAGCCTTATACATTTGAGGTTTGAGATATATAGTTCCTCCAGATTTAAGATTCCTATAAATATCTTTCTCCAAATCTTTTATAGCTTTCATCAATGAATGCAATTCGATATCATCAGAATAGAGGATATATTTCATCAACATCTCACTGAAGATATCACTAACCTCTTTTGTTACACCAGACTTAATAAAATCCATTCCCTTGATTTCAGGCTTATATGGAATAATTATATTTCCTTCTCGCAATACAATGGATGCGGCATATCTCTTCTTAGTTCTCATGAGGAATAATCTTCTGAACATAAATTCATTCTTCATACCCAAATCTCCTCTAGCCTTCTCATCCATATGATGGCATCTTCCATAATAATCCAATAATCCAGCAACACATTTATCCAAACAAGATGCAATTACATTTACAAGTATCATGTCATTATACATCATTTTTCTTCCAAATGCTTCACCTGGGAATATTTCCTTTTCTATAAATTGCACAAATATATTTGCATTAATAATATTTGAATCTGTATCTACAAGCAATACAGTATTTCTTTTATGATTATTTAGTTTAATGATTGAATCTGGAGTTATATATTCAACATAAACAAAATCCTTACACCAATCCACTAATTCTTCAAGATATGATTTAATACACTCTGGAGGATTATATGGATCCAAAAACATCTCTTTAGCCATCCATTTATTATATGCATCCGCTTTATCAAATTTATCTTTAAATCCATCAGGGACTTCATTCCCTTGAGCAACTTCATACAATGGAAGGCTATTTAATATATTCCAAATTAAATTCTGAATCTTTGAATGATTCTTTATAAATGCTTTTATATTATTAGCATAATATAAATAGACTAATTCATCTTCATTACAATTGAATACATAATCATGAAGAGCATTATCATCATTTATATCATACATATAGAAATGAGTTCTTATTCGTCTAAATACTTCATCAGCTGTTACTCTTACAACCCATTTAGGTATTTCTATATTTTTCTTTATAGTAATATTCATCCAATCATAGCATTCATTAATATTAAAGAATTTCTGATTATCTCCAACATAGCTTTCAAATAATCCAGCCATAGTTGTAATAATTGACTGTGCCATCTGAGTAGTTGCTGGTGGAGAATATTCTGTATAGAATGCAGCTGTTGAAGTTCCTGATCCACCATACTCTGCATTCATAATAACTTTCTTATTCTGCTGATCCAAATCATACATAAGATATTCATCAGAACCAGCTTTATACTTATACATCAATTTCTTAACAGCTTTTCGTCCAAGCTTAAGGCTTCTTAACATATTAGATGTTGGAGATTCCAACTCTGATGGTTGTTTATAAAATGTCGCATTACCAGCAATAACTGGATTTCTTTTTTCGATCCAATCACATAACTTTGTAAATGTTATATCATGATTTTCACCAGTGACATTATTATCCATATTTATAGATGGATCCTTCAATCTTTCTTTAACAACCCTTCTAGTTATACGTTCAATTTCACTCTTAGGCAAAGACGGATTAATTCTTTTAATAGTTGTAACTACGGAATCTACATAATCATCAATAACTCCCATTACAAATCAATCCTTTCTATATCATATTATCTAAATAATATATCTTTATAAAATCGACAAAAATTAGTGATGGGATTTTTAGTTCCCACCACTATTATCATAATTATTTAATGTTACTACAGATATTTGATTGAATGCTCCAGTAGTGATATCGTAGATTGATTCTAATTTATCTATTGAAGTATTAGTTACAAATTTTAATAGATCTATAACCGAATCATTTTCTATTATATTCTTATTTAAACTAATTGGAGCAATAGCTGAATCATTAGCTATAGTAATAATCTGATTATCTGAAAGATATATGTGCGTATTATTTTCAGGATGGTCGGTTATGATATTTTCTGATTCAATCATAAGTATCAATTTAATTACGATCTCTTCTACAATATAATCAAATTGCCTATCTGTAATTTCTTTTCTTTCAAATAAATCAATTTCATTATCTTCAATAAATAATTGATTATCTTCTTTTCCGATATTAAATTTTCTACGTATAGCCCCTGGTACTGTCTTAAATATATTTGGAATGATATAATATTCTAATAATACTTTTAAGACCTCTATATTATCATCATTAAATAATTCCAATTCAGGATGATTCAGATATTTTTTAAATAAATCATTATCGAGCATTTTATCAATTAATTCATTTATAATTTTCTGCATAAATTTATTTTTAGGCAACAATAACTCTTGAACCGATCTTATCGTTGGAACCATATACATTATTTTCGGTTTATATTTTCTTTTTATATTCTTAATGTATTCTGAATAGACTAAAGTTGAAATACTTGATACAACAGCTAATTGATATATTTGAACATTTGACTTATTTTCATCAATAGCTGATTCTACGATATTTTCCTTCTTCATATAATAACCACCTCTTTTTAATATTTATAAGAAATTAGTAATTATTTAAATAAGTAAAGGAGATTTTAAAAATGTATAATCCTATAATGATAACACCAAAAGTAGACCCATCAGAAGTATTATTAGAGTCATTTGATCTTGATTTTAATAAAGAAGCAATTGATCCCAAGGATGCTGAAATCAAACTTTATTCTGAAGCTGTATTTGAAAATGGTAAAGAAAAATTGAAACATGCAGAAGGAATAATGTATAATATTAAAAAAGAATTGGATCAGCAAATAGCTCTTGCTAAAAATGATAAAAAGAAATTTGATCCCAAAGATTTTTGGAGAAATAAATTATGGAAAGAATTTGAGGATGAATTAGTTAGAGTATTTAATTTTAGATCAGTATATGTTAGTCCATATATTGAAGAATATATAAAGAAAGATGATGAATTTGAAAGTAGAGATATTAATGCATTTACATATACAATTGATCGATATCCTATTGATGCATTAATAACTAATAAAGGATTATATGATAAATCCAAATCTATTATATTAGAGATGTATATATCTTTAGGATTAATTAGAACTGCTTCAGCTCCTCAGATTATTGCAGCCATTCTACATGAAATAGGTCATAACATTGATCCAGCATTAGTATCTATATCATATACTGGTACTAATGTATTGTGTAAATACTTAACAAATAGAAATCCTGTTTTGAAGCCATGTGAAGTTAAGTCATTAAATCTTAATAAAGATGATAGCAATGTATCTAAGCTTAGTAAATTTGTAAAAGCGCTTCATATTGTTTCAAAAAATATTAAGAAGAAAACATCATTTGCAGTTAGATCAATATTTAATCCATTTAAAAAACTTAAAGAATTCATGGATAAAATAAAACGAAGACATCTGGAATCATTAATTCGTACTCTTGAAGATAAGGTAAAAAATGATGATGCTCAGTTTAATTATCAGGAATATACAGAAGCATTTGCTGATAACTTTGTTAGAATGTATGGATATGGAAAACATTTAGCATCTTTTCTGAAAATGTGTAATGATGATCAAATTAATTATATTAATAAATTCAATTGGAATAAACGAGAAATATTACGTGAAGAGGTAATTACAGAAATTGCAATTGCTATGGTAAATGATGAGCATAAAACAGATATTCATAGAATAAAGGCATTAATTAGAGAATATGATAAGGATTTAAAAGATCCTAATATTTCTAATGCTGTTAAGAAGCATCTTAAGGAAGATAAGAAATCCTGTGAAGATTTGTTATATGAAATCGTAAATAATAAGGATGAGTTTTATAAAAGAATTAATACATTGATTCTTAATGCTATTGAAGAAAATGATGCTCATTATAAAGATAAAGAATATAATGAGGGGCAATATAAAGATGATACTAAAGACAGTAATAAAAATGATGAAAGAAAAGATAAATCTATAAATGAATCATAATTTTTAATTAATAAATATAAATCAATTATATATTATTTCTATAATAATATATAGGAGG